GCCCTTTTAGCAACATTAATTAGCACTAAAACAACAAATGCTATTGCTTGTCTTTTTTTGTTTGTGTATATTTATTGCTGTAAGTTTAACTTACATTAATTGGGGGACTCAAAGATGATTATATCGGGCCAGCCAATTAAACCGCTGGAAGTAAAAACGACCAGGTTAGATTTAACAGACGTTAAAACGCTGTTATCACTGGATTTATTAAGTAATTTTGACGAACAAACGATTTTAAGAATAATAACAGAGGCGAAAAAACAAACTGGCCAGGGATAGATTGCGAAATTTTGCATAAAATCCTGTAAGGCCAGTTTTTTTAGCCCCTAATGCTATTTAAACCTAACACTGGTTTAATCAGTAATGCTATTGAGACCTAACATTAAAGGTAAGAGTATGAAAATTTCAAATTATACGTTGGCCATAAACACCCTCGGATGCCTCATTTGGGCAATTTGCTCTATTTGGTTTTGGGTGGGTATTTCAGCATGACCCACACTTTGTTTTTTGTAACGGTCCTTATTGTTAGTCAAATGTTAGTCGAATTAATTTAAAGGAAAAAATATGCACACACCCACGGAAATAGACCAGGCAGCTTTCACGCTGCAAGAAGCAAAAAACCGAATGGAGCTAGTCAAACAAGAAGTGTTAAACGCTGAACTTCACATCATCCATTTGGCTGGCGTTAAAGACGAAGGAACGACCAGCCAATCCGGCAAGTATTTTAAAATTAAAACGGTTGGAAAAGTAACCAGGCGAATTGATTTTGACGCCCTGGACCTACTTAAACAGAAAATGCCAGAAGCGATTTTAAGCAAAATATTTTCATACAAACCCACCATCGACGTAAAAGCATTGCGCCACATCGAATTGAACGAACCGGAATATTACAACGAAATCAGCCGGGCGGTAATCGCCAAGCCGGCCAAAGTCGCTGTCACGGTTGAACTGGTTGAGGAGGATGCTGCGTAATGGCTATTCAACTCATAAGCGCGAAAGACGCCGCATTGCAAAACGGCATTAAGGTTTTGATCTACGGACCCGCTGGCGCTGGCAAAACTGTATTTTGCACCAGTGCCCCGGACGATGAAAAAACCTTAATCATAAGCGCCGAAGGTGGCTTGTTATCTATCCAAGACAACGCTTTGGTCGATATTTGTGTGGTCACGTCAATTGATGATGTGTATGAAATATTTAACCACCTCAAAGGCGAACACCCATACCAATGGATTTGCCTAGATTCGATCAGCGAAATTGCCGAAGTCGTGCTAAACGCTGAAAAGGCAAAAACCAAAGACCCACGCCAGGCGTATGGTGCGTTAATCGACCAAATGACCGCGCTGATACGCTCCTTTCGTGATCTGCCCACTAATGTCGTTATGACCGCCAAAATGGACCGGGTAAACGACGACCACGCCAACACCCTGCTATTTATGCCCTCGATGCCTGGCGCACGCCTGGCGCAATCGCTGGCCTATTTTTTCGACGAAGTTTTTTGCCTCCGCTTAACGAAAAACGCCGATGGCGTAATTGAGCGGTCGCTTCAAACTTCACGCGACATTCAATACGAAGCTAAAGACCGATCAGGCAAATTAGACCCGTATGAATTCCCCACCCTGGCGAATATCGCCAATAAAATCCGTAACTAAAAAAGGTACAAAAAATGCAATTTTCATTTGATGCAACAGGAATCGACACGACCGACGATCGCGGCGGCTTTGAGCCATTACCCCAGGGTAAATATAACGCCATGGTGATTGAATCGGCCGTAAAAGATACCAAAGCGGGAACCGGTCAATATTTGGAATTAGTTTGCCAGGTATTAGATGGCGCGCACGTTAATCGCAAAATCTGGCACCGCCTTAATATAGTGAACCCCAACCCGGTCGCTGAAAATATTGGCCGTAAGGACCTGGCGGTATTGATGAACAATTTAGGTTTACCACCGCAAATGGGCGACACCCAGGAATTGCACGGCAAACCGTTTGTCATGGGTTTAAAGATTAGCCAGCGCGACGGATATGAACCATCAAATGATGTGTCATTTACCGCCCCTGCCAAAAACCAGCCCACGGCTGCACCAATGATGGGCCGACCCACTCCACCACCAACAGCGGCCGTAGCTGCTCCACCCTGGGGATAATCTAATGGCGACCATACCACAAGCGTATAACAGCACTGTCGAAACAATTTACCGCAAGTTTGAGACAAGCCACGTCGAATCAAGTCGCGCACATTTAGGCGCAAGTATGATCGGCCGCGAGTGCAATCGGGCGCTGTGGTATGGGTTTCGTTGGGCCACCGTGCCCGACTTCCCTGGGCGCGTGCTGCGCCTATTTAAGCGCGGCCACGACGAGGAAGATTATTTTATTCGTGATCTTATGTCGATTGGTGTTCAAGTTTGGGCTGCTGATCAGGCTGGTAAACAATTTGGCTGCACTTTTCACGGCGGCCACTTTGCTGGCTCTTGTGACGGGGTGGCAAAAGGCTTGCCAGAATCCCCTAACAAAGCCCATTTATTAGAGTTTAAAACTCACAATCATAAATCGTTTGCGCTGCTCAAAAAGAACGGCGTCCGCGAATCAAAACCAGAACACTATGCCCAAATGCAAGTGTATATGCACGGCCTGGGGCTTGAGCGCGCAATGTATATGGCAGTCAGTAAAGACACTGACGAACTTTATACAGAGCGTTTTAAGTACAACCAAGAGGATGCTTTGGCGCTGGTCGAAAAGGCCAGGACCATCATAGCAACCGATATTCCACCGCCTGGCATAAGCACTAGGGCCGACTTTTTCAAGTGTAAATTCTGCGACCACCAGGACGTTTGCCACCGCGACGAATTGCCCCAGGTTAATTGCAGAACGTGCGTGCATTCATTTGCCGACATTAAAAACGGTGGCTGGAAATGCACTTTTCACGATAAAGAAATATCAACCGATGAACAACGTCTGGGGTGTGAAAAGCACTTATTTAATCCAAACCTTGTGCCCCATGAAATGGTGGATATGGACCCGGTTAATAACCGTATCTCATACCGAACCATCGACGGTGTGGAATTTTACAACGGCGTTAAGGGTGATAAATCATACACAAGCAACGAACTGCAAGCTGCCCCGGCTGCCCTCTTGGGCGACCCTGGCGCTGATAGCTTGCGCGCCACCTTTAATGGTGAATTTATCAAGGATGAAAGTAAATGACCGCTTATTACAACGAGTTTGACCCCTTTGCCGCGAATTGGTTAAGGGAATTAATAAAAGATGGATTAATAGCCCCCGGAGTAGTAGATGAACGAAGCATTACCGAAGTTATACCGAGTGACCTTTCAGAGTTTACCCAATGCCACTTTTTCGCTGGAATTGGCGGCTGGTCAATTGCCCTTAGACTTGCCGGTTGGCCAGACGATAGACCTGTTTGGACCGGCTCACCACCTTGCCAACCATTTAGCGTTGCTGGAAACAAAAAAGGAACCGACGACGACCGACACCTCTGGCCAGCATTCTTTGACCTTATTAGAGAGCAAGCGCCTCCAACGGTGTTTGGCGAACAAGTTGCAAGCGCAATTAGGCACGGATGGTTCGATGATCTACAAACAGACTTGGAAAACCAAAACTACGCCAGCGCAATGGCAGTTCTGCCAGCTTGTAGCGTCGGCGCACCGCAAAAAAGAGATCGCTTGTGGTACGTCGCTAACAAGTTGGCCAACACCGACCACGATAGACAATCCACAAGTTGCGGGACAAGGCAAAGCGGCGAACAACCCGAAGCGGGGGACGACCTTGGGTGGAGCGGCCAGACTAGCCCAATGGCCAACTCCGATGTACTCGGACGGCTCGAAAGCGTGCAACCGCTACCGGGAAAACAATCAGAATGGGTTGGGGGCGATAGCCTCAACGGTAGAGATGGGAGCATGGGCGACACCGACGACGCGAGACTACAAATGCACGGGGGACATGGAGAATTACATATTCGGAAGCCCTACTGGTCGGGTGAGAACGGACATGGTTCCGACTCAGGCTTTTTTAATAGCACCTTGGCCAACTTCATCTACTGTCGAGACGGAAAAGCCCGTCCAGCCCCCATTGAACCCACGCTTTTCCCTCTGGCTAATGGGGTATCCAATAGAGTGGGCATATTGCGCGGAGCGGGTAACGCCATTGTCCCGCAAGTCGCGGCCGAAGTCATAAAAGCCTTTATGGATTTTGAGGTTAACGAATGATGGCTGTGAAACGCTGGACCGATAAAGAAGATCAATTTTTGCGATTTAACTATGTCCG